GCTGGCGGAGTTGAAGGTCACGGTGGTGCCCAAGGCGGTCGAGATCAACGGCTCATCGCGAGCCGTGAGCCAGTTCGACGGCCGGATCGACATCGGCGTGCAGAAGAAGCTCGGCCAGAACCTCGACACCGAAGTGGCGACGCTTTGTGGCCTGATGGACGCCATCGCTGCTTACCTTCGTCGGCGCCCACTGGCCGCCGCGCCCCACGCCGCGTGGGTCCGCACGCAGAACGATCCGGTTTATGCGCCGGAACATCTGGCCGAACAGCGGACCTTTACCAGCGTACTAACCGTGACCTACCGGTGGGTCGAATGAACCTCGGGGTCAAAATCCAGTCCCTCTTCTTCGATCGCGAGGCGGTAACCGCGAAGGTCGCCCCCGCGATCCGCACGGTGCTCGCGAAGTTCGGCGCCTTCGTGCGACGCACGGCAAAAGGGAGCCTTCGCACTCGACGGAGATCGGCCCCGCCCGGATCGCCTCCGAGTTCCCATACGGGGTTGCTGAAGAAGTTCCTCCTCTTCGGTTACGACCCGGACCGACGCAGCGTGGTGATCGGGCCGGCCCGGCTCGACCGGCGCGGCCTCGGCGAAGCGCCCTCTCTCCTGGAGTACGGCGGCTCTGCGACGCTCGAGCGGCGGGGCCGGCGCATGCGGACAACGTATGCGGCTCGCCCCTACATGAGACCCGCGTTCGAGAAGGAACAACCCAAGCTGCCCGCCTTGTGGCGGGACAGCGTCCGATAAGGAGATCGAGTCATGGCTGAGTTTGTGTTGGGCATGAATGCCAAGCTGTACTACGGCGCGGCCGGAAGCACCCCCTCCACCGAGATGGGCAACGTCAAGGACGTGACCCTCACGCTCGAAGCGGGCGAGGCCGATGTCACGACCCGCGCCAACTCGGGTTGGCGGGCCACCGCGCCAACGCTGCGCGAATGCACCGCCGAGTTCGAGATGGTGTGGGACCCGACTGACGCCGGTTTCACGGCCATCAAGAACGCTTTTCTAACGGCGGGCACGATTGCGCTGAAGATTCTGGACAAGGCGGGCGGCCAGGGACCGGACGGCGACTTCGCCATCACTTCGTTCAGCCGGAACGAGGCGCTGGAGGAAGCCATCACCGTCAGCGTGACGGCCAAGCTCGCCGTGTTCCGCAGTTGGATCGGGAGCTGATCGCGATGAAGACATTCACGGATGCCGCCGGACGGACCTGGACACTCGCGTTGACGCTCGGCACGGCGATGAAGGTCAAAGCCAAGCTCGACATCGACCTGCTTCAGCCCGAGGCGGGCGACCCGCCGCTGCTGACGCGGCTCGGGACCGACGAGATGCTCCTGGGCGAGGTGCTCTGCGCCATGCTCGGAGGACAGTTCGAGGCGCACAAGGTCACCGATGAGGACGTACGGTCCAGCTTCGACGGCCAGACGTTGCTGGCGGCGCAGAAGGCCTTCTACGAGGAATTGATCGCTTTTTTCCGGTCGCGCGGCCGCAGCGACCGGGCCAAGGCGGTCGCCAAGCAGATGGCCCTGATCGAGGCGGCCGTGGCGGCAGTGGAGACGCGGATCGAAGCGCTCGACATCGAGGGGACGATCCGTGGAGCGATGTCTGGCGTCTCGCCGGAAGCGTCGGCGTCGACCCGTGCCCCCTGACGCTGCGGCAGCTTCTCTGGATGGCCGAGGGTCTGGGGCGCGAGCGGTGGGCGCACACGTCGCTCCTCTGCGCGCTGATTGCCAACGCCAACCGCGATCCCAAGCGGACGCGACCGCTCAAGCCGTCGGACTTCGACCCGTATTCCATCCGAGATCGGCGGGAACGGGTGGTCGCGGACGAGGAATCGCTGGCCATGCTGAAAGAGGCTCTTACGGGCCGGAAAGGATGACATGATTGGACGCTATCTGCTGAACGTGCTGATCAGCCTTGATCAACTCGGTAACTCGATTCTCTTGGGCGACCCCGACGAGACGATCAGCAGCAGGATCGGCCGTATCAAGCGCAAGTGGGGCGGCCGCATCCCGCGCTGGCGCATCTTCACGCGGATGACTGATTGGGTGCTCGAACGGATCGATCCCGGTCATTCCATCGACGCGATTGAGGAGGATGAGGGCGACAAAGGGCTGGCAGACAGGCCGGAACGATAAGGAACGACTCCGATGGCAACCGCACAAGGAATCAGAGCCGGACGCGCTTTCGTCGAGCTGTTCGCCGACGACAGCAAACTTGTGCGCGGTTTGCGTCAGGCCGAGAAGAAGCTCAAGGCCTTCGGTGACTCGATCCGCAACCTTGGCCTGAAAACCATTGCCCTCGGCTCGGCGATGATCGCGCCGCTCGTCGCGTCGGCCAGGATGTTTGCTGGGTACGGCGACGGCGTGGCGAAGATGGCCCGCCGCACCGGGCTGTCGGTCGAAGCATTGAGTGAACTCCAATATGCCGCCGGACAAAGCGGCGTCGAGGTCTCCGAATTGGAGAACGGCCTCAAGCGGATGCAACGCACGATTTATGACGGCCAACACGGATTCAAATCTGCGCAGGATGCCTTTGCCGACTTGGGTTTGACCATTGCCGATCTGGAAAGGTTGACCCCCGAGCAGCAGTTCAAGCTGCTGGCCGAGCAGATCAGCAAGGTCGAGGACCCCACGCGCAAGGCGGCGCTCGCGATGAGCGTCTTTGGCCGCTCGGGCACGCAACTCCTGCCGCTCTTCGCCAGCGGGGCGCGGGGCATCGAGGTGTTGCAGTCCCAGGCACGGGCGCTCGGTCTAACCATGAACGGCGAGGACGCTCAGGCGGCGGAAGTCTTTTCCGACACGCTCGACCGACTTTGGAAGGTCATCCGCATGGGCGCCTTCAATATCGGAGCCGCGCTGGCTCCCACACTCCAGGAACTGGCGAACAAAATCATGCGTGTAACGATGGTCGTCAGCGCCTGGATCAAGGAGAACCGGGGCTTCATCGTCAGCGCGCTCAAGGTTGCCGCCGTGGTTGTGGCTGCCGGGATCGCATTGACGGTGCTGGGCACGATCATCTCCGGGTTGGGCACGGCCTTCGGGGCGCTCGCGACCATCGTGACGGCCGTCATGGCCGTGCTGAAAGTACTGGCGGCGGTGATCGCGTTCCTGGTCTCGCCAGTCGGCCTGGTCATCGCGGCCGTGGTCGCGCTGGGTGCTGTTCTGCTGTATGTCACGGGAGCCGGGGCCAAGGCGCTGGCGTGGCTGGGCGACAGGTTCACGGTGCTGAAGGAGGACGCGCTGGCGACCTTCGGGGGCATCGCCGACGCGCTGGCGGCGGGCGATATTTCCCTGGCAGCCAAGATTCTGTGGCTGATGCTCAAGATGGAGTGGACGCGCGGCGTCAACTTCCTCGAGAAGGTCTGGCTCAACTTCCGCAACTTCTTCATCAAGATCGGATACGACGCCTGGCACGGCCTGCTGGCCCTCGTTGAAACGGTCTGGCACGCGCTCGAGGTCGGCTGGATGGCGACCGTGGACTTCTTCGCCCGCCTCTGGGACGGTTTCACCGGGTTCTTCGCCAAGACCTGGCAGAACATCAAAGCCGGGGCGCAGAAGGCATGGAACTGGATCAGAAGCCTGTTCGATGACTCGGTTGACCTCCAGACCGAGAACAAGATGGTCGAGGAGCAGAAGCATGCAGCCATCGCCAGCATCGAGGACGAGCAGAAGCGCCGGGCCGCCGAGCGTGAGGCCGAACGGCAGCGGGCCAGCGAACTGCATGAGGCAACGCTGGCCGGGATCGGACAAGAGAACCTCGACAAGCATGCCCAACTCGATGCCGAGTATGCCGAGCGTATGGCCGAGAATGAGGCCGATCTAGCCAAGGCCCGTCAGGAATGGCGCGACGCCATCGACACGGCCAAGCAGAAACGTGTCGAGAAGGAAGCCGCGCCGAACCGAATGGAAAGCCCCGACGACATCGTCCAGAAGGCCCGCGACGCGCTGGCCGGCCTGGGTGATATCGGCGACATGGTCAGGGCCGAGGCGGGCAAGCTCAGTGTGCGCGGCACCTTTAATCCAGCCGCCATCGAGCAGATAGGCGCGGGAGAAGCGGCGGATCGTACGGTTCGGGCAACCGAGGAAACGGCCAAGAACACCCGGAAAATGACCCAGCAACTCGAACAAGGCATGGGACTGGTGTTCGAATAGGAGCGGAACATGGCGGCGGTAGTCGAAGAACTCTTTGAGGGACGCTCGGAGCTTGTGGCAAGCAAGTCCTCGGCCGAGATCCCGTACATCGTGCGCCAGGCGGCCGATGAGACGGAGGTCAAATCGGCTGCGGCGGCATCCATTCCCTCGGCCTACTCGGGCATGCCGCGCAAGTCCATCGAGGTCGCGGAACGCGTCAACTCGAACACCTGGAAGGTCGTGGCTCGCTACGAGACGCCGGACTACGATCCGGTGGAGCCCCCGGAGCCGATCTTCTCCTTCGACACCGGCGGCGGCACCCAGCACATCACGCAGAGCATCCAGACCATCAGTCGCCACGGTCCGGCGGCGACCGATAAGCTGGGCGGTGCCATCGGGTTCGACGGCGAGAACATCGAGGGCGTGGACATCGCCATCCCCGTCTACAACTTCTCGGAAACGCACTACAAGTCGGCGGCCTCGGTATCGACCAGCTACCGTCTTGCCCTGTTCCGCGTCACCGGGACAGTGAACTCGAGCAGCTTTCGCGGTTTCGCGGCGGGTGAGGTGCTTTTCCTGGGCGCGTCCGGGTCCCGGCGCGGCGATGACGCCGACGACGACTGGGAGATCACCTACAAGTTCGCCGCTCAGCAGAATCGATCCGGGATCACGGTGGGCGAGATAAGCGGCATCTCCAAGAAGGGCTGGGAATACATGTGGGTGCAATACGCGCCCGACGTGGACACATCCGCCAGCCAAATCATCAAGAAGCCCGTGGCTGTCTACATCGAGAAGGTCTACCCGGACGGGAACTTCGGCGATCTGAACATCTGAGGAGGCGGTATGGCAGGCGACGATCTCAAGAAGGTGCAGCGCGGACAGGCGCTCCGCATGCCCGCGTCGGCCTACAACGCATTCATCGACGCGGCCGCCGACTACCGCCGCCGGACGCTGGGCATCGAAGGCCAGTACAAGCAACGGGATACCCGCTCGGGAGTAGTCATCGTGCGGAACCAGTCCGGGTCGGCACTCGACCAGTTCGCGGTGGTCGAACTCGGGAGCGTCATCATCGGCCCATCCGACAACGAGCAGGAGTTCCGGTCGCGGACCACGTTCGATGTCACGACGCCCGCCGAGGAACCCGGTCCGATGGCCATCCTCCAGGAGCCGATTGCGGCTGGCGGCACCGGGAAGGCGATGGTGTTCGGCGTCACACCCGTGCGCCTGGACGTGACGGACGAGGAGCATGAGTACGCCGAGGTCACCCCTTCGGAGTCCGGCTATCTGACATCAGCAGAGACCGGGGCGGCGCGAATTCTGTACAAAGAAGATGGCACAGGCGAGGTCTGGGCCGTGGTGTACTTTCCGGCCTCCGCGCCCGGCGGCCCGCTGCGGCTGAGTGGTTTTGATCCAGAGAGGGCAGACGGCGAACCGCTAACCCAGTGCGACGACGGCGTGGACCCGGAACCGCACGAAGTCCCGTTGAACGAGGCTCTGCGCATCATCGAGGCCGAGACGGACGTGTTCCGGCTCGCGCTCAACCTGGAGACCCTCTACGTCGTGGACCCCGTGACGGATGAATTCGAGCCGTTGAGCGGATTGCTCCGCACGCCTCATCTGCCCGAATCCGTTCAGTCCGTCGGAGATGAGACGGAGGGGAACGCGGAGGCGGACCCGACCGGCTTCGTCATCGGAACGGACAAGAAGGGACTGGAATGGTGGCAGCAGACCCGGATGGGATATTTCCACGACGGCGATCACAAGCTCTACATGTACGTGCGCAAGGCGCTCTTCGACGAGCGAGGCCATCTCCATTCGATTACGGGCGAGACGCGGGTGGAAGTCGACGCCGCCGTGGAGTGCGAGGGAGGCGGAGGCGGTGGGATCGGCGATATGCTCAAGTCCGTGTACGACACGGACAACAATGGGCTTGTGGACGCGGCTGAGGCGCTCGACGACGGCGTTGACTACGTGTCTGCCGGGGAAGTCCGAGCGCATATCGGTGACGAGGCGAAGCATCGCGAGATCAATGACGCGGGCACAGGTCTCACTGACCTGTGGAGCGCGAGCAAGATCACGGATGAACTCGCCGGGAAGGCGGACACGGATCACGCGCATGTGGCCGCCGACGTGACCGACTTCGATACGGAAGTGGGCAACCACCCGGACGTCGCGGCCAACACCGCCGAGCGGCATGCCCGGCAACACGGTCTGAATGCGTCTGCCGACCATACCGGCATCCCCGGGACGCCGAACAACTTCATGGCCCTCGATGCGGGCGGACTGCCGAAGGACAGCGGATCGAAGGCGTCCGATTTCGCGGCCATCGCGCACACGCATGTGGTCGCGCAGGTGACGGACTTCGACAATGAGGTCGAGAACAACACCGAGGTGGCTGCCAACAGCGCGGCGCGGCACGCCCAGAAGCATGGGCTGAACAGCCTGGCCGACCACAACGGGATTGCCGGAACACCGAACAATCTCATGGGCATTGATGCGAACGGGCTGCCCAAGGACAGCGGGGCCAAGGCGAGCGACTTCGCCGAGGCCGATCATACGCATCTGGCAGAGGATGTGATCGATTTCGATGATGAAGTCGAAAACCACCCGGACGTGGCCGCCAACACGGACGCTCGGCACAAGGTCAAGGCGAGCGCCACAGATGCGAGTCCCGGCTACTTGGCAGACAAGGTCGTGGGCGCGGCGGGCTCCGTGATCGTGGACGCGGGGAAGATTCAACTGGAGGGCGACGGAATCCCGTATTACCCGGCATATTACGGAACCCAGGACGATACCGGGGCAAAGACGTGGTATCCGTTGCCGTTCCAGGTCAGAGCCGACATGGGGGGAGAGCCTGACTATCTCGACGGCCTGGTGCAGAAGAGCATCGTAGAGAACCCCACAGACCACAAGATCGAGCTGGACGGCGACGAGGCTGCGCCTGGGCCGAACAAGGTGTACGGGACCGACGCCAACGGCGACAAGGGATGGCAGGACGCGGGCGGCGGCGGAACGGTGCGCGTTTCGGCCAACGACACAACGCCCGGTTATCTCCAGCAAAAACTCGTGGGGGACACCAACTGGCTGGCGACCGAGGAAGTCAATAACGGCGGCGACGAAGACTTGAAGGTCAAGCACGTCGGCCCCCACGCGCCGACCGCCGTTCAGACCATCGGGGCTGCGGCGGAAGGGAATGAGACCGCCGAGGGATCGAGCTTTGTGGTGGGCACCGGCGGCAATGGGATGGACCTCTGGGTCCTCTCGCGGATCGGGTATTTCCACGACGGCGGCAGGAAGCTCTACATGTACGTGCGGAAGCTGACCGTGGACGAGACCGGGCATGTGCGGTCCATCAGCGGCGAGACGCGGGTCGAAGTGGAAGCGCCGGTAGTCGAGGGTTGAACGATGGCTTACGGAAATCTCGTCAGAGACAACGCAACAGGGCACCTGAACTACGACAGCGCCACGGGCCATCTGGTCTTCCAGAACTGGGTGGACATCGCGTCAGCCGGTCAATGGATCAAGTACGGTTACAACCGGCTGACCGATCCTTCAGGCTTTCCCCCCATGATGAATGTGTACCCTGGGGCTTGGGCGGCCTTGCAGGCCGATGCGTGGGATGGCTATGGCTACGGCTATCTCTACGCCCAGTCCGACTGGGGGCAGTATGTGCCGACCGGCGGACCCTATTCCACGTCCGTGTGGCTCTATGCCGGGTGCATGCGGTTCAACACGGCGGCCTACAAGGGCCGCACGCTGTACAAGATTCGCGTGTCGTGCGCCTACTACCGCAAGAACACGGCCTGCGATTTCCGGCTGACGTATCAGGGCGATGCGGGAACCGTTCCGAACGACTCATGGGCATGGACGGCGGCCAGTCCCTACGTGAATGTGCCAGGATCGGGCACCTCGATTCTGACGCTGGGAACGCCGCTCATCCTCGACGACTCGCTCTGGCTGACATCGTGGATTTCCGACTACACGCCGCCGACCAATGTCAGCTTGGACAACTTCTTCAGGATCGATTCGCCGGTGAGGCTTTACTTCCAGGAGTGACGACATGAAAGCGACAATCTGCATACCGACATGGAACACGGGCCATCACATGCTGATGGACTGCGTGAAGAACGTGCGCGAGACGACGGGATCGGAGCCTGTCGTCTGGAGGACGGACGGAAACGTTGCCGTGGCCAGGAGCGAGGCTACGGCGGCGGTGGACAGCGACTACATCTGCTTCCTGGATACGGACGCGTTTCCGCAGGAGCCCGGCTGGCTGGACAGGCTGGCGCAGACCGCCGAGGAGACCGGGGCGGACATCGTGTCGCCGAACGAGATCCTATGGTTCTCGCCGTCGAAGATGGAGCCGCTGTGGCCCGAACGCGATGCGCCCTACGTGGTGAGCGGGCCTCCTACGGTTGCGGGCATGTGCGTGCTCGTCAGGCGCGGCAAGGGCGTCTGGGACACCCACATCGGGCTGACGCACGGCAGGCTCGGGCCCTGCATCGAGGACACGGATTTCGCTTATAGCGTGGCGGCACAAGGCGGTCTGCACGTCAAGGAACCCCGCGTCCACGTCATTCACAAAGACAGGGGAGCGCCGGACTACGAGACATGGCTCCTGACGCACGAGTATCTCTGCTATGAGATCATGTCGGACTTGCTGGTCTACAAGTGGGAAGCGATCCCGCCCGAGGGAAGAGCGGACTTCTTTTCCGGTCTTGGCAGCGTTCCGGGGAAGAGCCAGCGGTATCTGGCCGATGGATACGGCATCAAGGACCTGATCGAGTGCTATGCGCCGGTGGCCGAGAAGATTCCGGGCAAGGCGAACGAGGCTCTTTGGGGAATCGAGAATCTAGCGGAGCACCATCTCCGAACTCTCAGGCACGAGGAAAGGCAGAGATGGAAAGGCCGCGACGCTGTGCCGGAAGCCCTCGCCAGGAACATCCGGGGCGATTGGGACGGTCCGGGGTCAACGAGAACAGAACGTATTCGAGTTCGCCGATGAAGGTTGTCATCTGCCGCTGAATACTGACAGAGCAACTCATGCATTTTCGGCAACTTTTCCGACCTGTTGATCAAACCTTATCTCTTTCCACAAACGCCGTTGCTTGTGCCAGTCTAGCTCAGCAGCAATAGCGCGAACATGACTCTCGCGGATCGGGTCGCGGCCCTTGACGGTACGCGGCAGAAACAGGAGCGCCTCCTGAATCTCCGGCGCAAGTTGGAGCAGGTTCATGATCTGGGTGACGCGGGCGCGGCTGACGTTGCCCAGGCGAGCCAGGTCGGCCTGATCTTCGATCTCGCCTTCCTTGATCAGCCGGTCGAATCGGATCGCCAAGGCCATAAGACGTGAGATGCGTGGTATTCGGCCAACGGGCACGGATGACGGCTCCGGAGGCGGACCTTCCTGGATGACCTTGCGGGTGCGCTGCCCCCGCGTGAAATGTACCTGTCTCTCGATGGTCAGGCTTTGCATGTCGGCGTCTCCTGTCGCTTGAGTTCATCGGCCAGCGTCTTGATTCCGGTCGGGTGAAAGGTGATCGCCACGGTGCCCTTGGGGCCGTTGTAGTCCACGCGCTCGACCAGCAGGTGCAGGATGCGGGCCTGCTCGCGGGCGCTCAGGGTGTCCCAGAGCGGGTCGAACAACGCGCACGCCTCGCCAACCTCGCGGGCATCCACCAGCTCGCGGGAGAGCGCGAGAATCTGCTCGCGGACTTGCGTGGCGCGTTGCTCGGCGTTGCGGATGCGCTCCTGGACGTCGGCCAGTCGATCTGTTGTCGCCTGACCATCTTTGCCAGACAGTTTGAGCAGTTCGGCATTGTAGCGGCTCAGTTCACGCTCCAAGGTGCGTTTCTCGACTTCCAGCCTGCCAATCGCATCCTCGCGCTGGCGGCGGCATTCGGCCAGAGTGTCGGCGAGCAAATTTGTGTCCCGCCCGATGCCCTTGACCTGATCAACCACGAACCGCTCCAGTTCGGGCGCGGGCACAGATGGCGTGGGGCAGACGTGCCATCCGCGTTTCTGGGCGTTCGAACAGCAATAGTAGCGATAAATCTTACTGCCGTTGTCGGACAGATGTTTGACGGTGTGAGACGGAACCATCGCGCAGTCGCAGGTCACGCAGCGCACAAGCCCCTTGAGGAGCGCCCCGTGGCGGTTCTTGACATGGGCCCCACCGGTGCGGCCGTTGCGCTTGAGGAGTTGTTGGACGCGGTCGAATATCTCGGCGTCCACGATGGCCGGGTGTTCGCCGTCGTAAACCTCGTCTTTGTAGGTGATCTTGCCAAGGTAGATGCGGTTCGTGAGAAGCGTGAAGAGGCTGTTCTTGCCGAACGGCTTGCCGCCCATTTCACGGCCTTTCTTCGAGACCCATTGCTTCGTTCGCCAACCTCGCTCCTCCAAGATCGCGGCCGTGGTAAGCAGCGACTGGCGGTCGAGGTAGAGTTCGAAGATCTCCCGCACGCGGGCAGCCTCATCCTCGTTGACCCGCAGGCGGCCGCCATTCTCGACCACGTCGTAGCCCAGCATGGGGCAGCCGCCGGTCCATTTGCCCTTGCGGCGCGTGGCGGCGATCTTGTCGCGGGTGCGCTCGGAGATCATCTCGCGCTCGAACTGGGCGAAGGAGAGCAGGACGTTGAGCATCAGCCTGCCCATCGAGTTGCCGGTATTGAACTGCTGGGTGACCGAGACGAACGCGACCTTGTGGCGCTCGAGCACTTCCATGATTTTGGAGAAATCGATCAGGCTACGGCTGAGGCGATCCACCTTGTAGACCACGATGCAGTCCACTTTGCCCGCCTCGATGTCGGCCATTAGGCGCTGGAGCGCCGGGCGATCCATGTTCCCGCCGGTGTACCCGCCGTCGTCGTAGCGGTCGGGCAGGCAGACCCAGCCTTCGGAGACCTGGCTGGCAATGAACATCTCGCCCGCCTGCCGCTGGGCGTCCAGGCTGTTGAACTCCTGTTCCAGACCATCCTCGGTGCTCTTGCGGGTGTAGATCGCGCACCGGACGGTCGGCGGTGTATCGGTCGTCTTACTCATCGTCGCCTCCATTCCGATTCAGGTTGAAGAAGTGGTAGCCGTTCCAGTGTGCGCCGGTGACGGCCTTGGCGACCGCCGAGAGTGTGCGGTAGACTTGGCCCTCGTGCTCGAAGCCTCTCGGGAGAACACGCACCACGATCTCGCGGCCCTTGTAGAGGCGCTTGATGTTCGACCCGGCCATTGGCAGGCGCGAGTCGCTGCCGAAGGCGACCGAGGCCTGCCTTGTAAGGGGAGGCGGTGCCTCAATCTTCCTGACCTTCGGGGCCGTGGTGCGCAGATCGGCGTCGTTGGCCAGTTCCTCGGCCCGGCGTCTGGCCTGGCAGGAGAGATCGCCGTAGGCATTGGCCTGCAACCGCCAGGCGATGCGCTTGACGAGGTATTCCCGATTGCCGGTGCGTGTTGGTTCTCCGAAGGCATCGATGTGTTTGGATCGCAGCTCTGAGACCGTCATGCGGCCCAGGGCGGCGATCTCTTTGGCAACGTTCATTGTCATAGTTTGTGCGCTCCTTTCATGTTTCGGTTGTTCTCTGGCGTGCCTGCCGAGAGGCTGGTCACGCGGGGCACATGAAGGATCGTTCTTGGCCCTTCATCAAGGGCTTCCCGGCAGATTCCGCAGATTTTTCGGGGGTGCGCTGGGGACCAGAACCATGCGCGTTTTGGACACTCTCGCGCAGGCGCAGGACGCCTCTGGCGAGGATGGCCGCGATTTCGCGGCGGCGCTCATCGGGCGTCATGGCGGCGGGGTCGCGTGTCGCGTCGTGGACGATGGACGCGAGTCGTTCGGTCGGCGCGGGCGTTGGCATTGCGGGCTCCTTTCGGGCGTGCCCACAACGGCCTTCGCTTGGCGACCGGTCCGCTGTCTGGCGGGTTGATAATGTTCGTCTATGGGTTACATACGCACCGAAGGTTCGACATGGCGGTGGGGTCCGGTACGAACGAACCTGTTAACCACAAACGAGCTGTTCACCAGAGAGTCGGAGAGTTTTGGGGGTTGCTCTCGGGGTCCGGTCGAGAACATATACGTTCACGACCGCAACCCATTCTCTCGGATTCGGAACAGAGAGTTCGACGACAGGAAGGAGGATCGCCGAAACTCCTTGGGGACACGCAGAAAAGAAGAGCGCCGAGGACTTTCATCCTCGGCGCTCCCGTGTTAAGGAAACGCACCTTGGGAGGCGCGGGCCAAAAGCTGGCTCCGGCGGCTGGGCTCGAACCAGCAACCAAGTGGTTAACAGCCACCTACTCTACCATTGAGCTACGCCGGAGTGTCTCGGCCCAAATACAAGCCCAAACTACCGCATTTTGTGGAATATGTCAACCCCCTTGCCGGCCATCTCCTGGCCCCCCCGCCCTTTCTGCGGCCCCCCCGCCCTTGTCTCCCGAAGCCAGATAAAGCTCCATCAACTTCGCATATTTAAGAAAAACCCCGAAGCTGGAACAAAGCGCAATGATCACCCCCCGAAGTCCATCCAAAATCCCCCGCTTCAAAATCAGCGCCTTGAACAACCGCCAGGGCGGACGAAACAAAAGATCCCGCCACAGAAACGGATACCCGGCCTCCTTCATCGACCGGGCCGCGATGCTCGAAAATTCGTTCATCGTCTTGATCTGATCGTATATGTCATCGTAGGTGTAGTGGTACAAATGCCCCTTCAACCGCCCCACCGGGCCATCTACCGTCGTCCGATCGTGCGGCTCATTCCCACCGCACTGCCCTTTGTCCTTCCGAAACAGCCGTAACTTGATGTCCGGATACCACTCCCCATGCCGGATCCACCGACCCAAATAGTAAACCATCCGCGGAAACTCAAATCCCGCATAGTCCCGGTTCCGCCCGCTTTCAAACGTCTCCAGGATCTCGTCCCTCAACGCCGGAGAAACCTCTTCGTCCGCATCAATGAACAGCAGCCAAGGACCGTTGGCCAGTTCCTTGATCAGATTTTTTTGCCCAATATACCCCATCCACGCGTGTTGATACACCCGATCCGTATATTCCCGGCAGATGTCGACCGTCCGGTCCTTGCTGAAACTGTCGACCACGACAATTTCATCCGCCCATTTCACGCTCTCCAGACACCGCCGGATATTGCGTTCCTCATCACAGGCCGTAATACACGCTGAAATCTTTTCCCGCATCGACATTACTCCTTGTCGGGGACATCCAACAGCGCCTCCAGCGCCCCAACCACCGCATCCACCGTCACCTTTTCAAGGGCAGCCCGCGCCTTCCCCGATTGCCTCGCCACCACGTCGGACCTTTCAACACCCGGCGCCATCAGGATTCGATGCCCGGCGCCCAACGGAC